ACTTCTAGTGTCTGGTGCAGGTTGATTGAAAAATATAGCATCATATGCTTTGAGAAAATCAGTGAGTACACTGTCTTTGTCGTCATAGATGCTTATCGACACAGGCTGATACGTTTTGTTCAGTGTGGCAATATGCTTCTTGTTGTAGCTGTTTAGTGTTTGTATGTTGTAATTGACGGAAGGCAGTGTAACTTGTACTGCGTCAAAATACCTTCCGTCTATTCCTGTAAGGGCCGTTGCCTCTGGGTTTACAAAGAAATCTACAGCAAACTGGTACTTTTGCTTTGGGAGCTTCGTGCTAGCACTATTTGTGCTATAGTACTCTTGTGCAAAATTTCTAATAGCCATGGCATCAACCTAAGCCTAAAGTGCTTGGCTAGTAGGGAAGAACCCTTGTGTTGCCGGTGTTGGACCAGTTGGTGAACTACCGCCGCCAGCTTCGCCACTAAATGTTGTTGCGCCGCTTGCATTAGTATGATCACAGTTGTCATATCTAATTGTTGCTGTTACTTGTACATGCTCACTGCTAGCATATGCTACATCACCATACTGTAGGTTACTAATAAAGCAACCACTTAGGTGAAATGCATCTAGTTTGCTTGCACCAGTGTTACCACCGTCTAGCATTTCAATGTCCATTGCAAACTTGTAGCCTGTATCTGCAGGTGATTCTTGGTTTGCTAGGTCAATTTGTTTCTGTACTTGCTCGTTCAATGCAGTAATTGCAAGTGAACTTGCGTCATCTCTTACCACTAGTGTGATTGGATCCCATGTGTGTTTACCAATCATATACACACGTGAGTTGTACACATCTAGTGTTGTTTCGTCATATGTAATGCCAGGTCTAGTAATACTAATTACGTTCTTGCTTACATTGACTACGTCTGCGCCTCCACCCATCTCGGTGAAAAGCACTCTAAAACGGTATTGCAATTTTGGCATTGCTACCGTATCTGTGGTACCATCAATAGGTACACCAAAGTTATTCAATCCCATTATATCTACTCCCAAAAAGTTGTTGCTCTAATGGCTGTATGTATTTATGATTTGATGGTGAAAAATTTTCCGGGGTCAGAAGAATAGGCCCAAAAGGGCCTATTCATATAAGTTTTATTAGATATCAGTGCCTGTGTTTACAACTCTGATTGGAATGTAGATAAATTCAATGCTCTTAGTTGGAGCAATTGCAATATCAATATACAGCTCGTTGCGGTCGATTCTTGCAGGTGTGTTGTTTGATTCATCACACACAACAGCAAAGTCACTTAGACCACGCTTGGATTGGATATCGTCCAAAAAGTTTGTAAAGATTGTTGCGGCTCTTGCTCTTGTAAGTGCATCGTTTTGTTCAAACAATAGCGGTCTAGCAAGTACTTCAAATCTTTCACGGCAGTATGCAACAAGTCTACCAACATTGATACGATCCAATGCACTGGTTGCACCATGTAGACTTTTCTGTCCAAACAGTACAATACCGCTTCCTGGGAAGCTAGCAATTGGATTGACTTTTGCTGTGTACAAACTGTCTCTGTTGCCAGTTGTTAGTGCAATGCCTTTGAACTCGTTTTCGCCTGTGACATAACCAACACCGCTAGCGTTTGTAACAAGTCCTCTGCTAAGTCCAGCTGGAGCAAACCAGTTGTAACTTACGCTGTCGTTGAAGGCCATTTGATATGTTACAGCATGTGAAGGATACGTAACAACAGTTTTTCCGCTTGTTGGATCTGTTGCTTGTACAGCTGGATAGTATGTAGCACTGTATGTGTGCTTGGTTACTAGTCCATCTTCGCCGTTTTCAGTTGTGCTGGCTCCGCCTGCCCATGTAACAGCTTCTGACACAGTTTTACGTAGTGGTGAGTCAACAATAACAAATCCTGTCTCGCCTCTGTCTGTGTTCAATGTTGCCATTTCGTCAGCAAGTTCTGGATAACCTGGAGCGGCCAACAGTGTGAAGTTACGTGACATATCACGTAGATCATCTGCGGCACATGCGGCTTGCAATCCTGCGGCAATTACGCCACGCTGTGCAAATCTACCAAATTTACCTGATCCATCTGCATGATTACCTGCACCGTTTCTCCATGCAGTACCGTTGTAGTTGCGCACTGTGTTTTTACTTTGTGCCATGTTTACTACAAGCATACCAGCTGGATAAACTGCGGCATCTGGTGCACCAGTTATAGTAGTTGCTTTACCACCATTGCTGTTGTCAGATGCAGTATCAGTAATGTCAGCAAATAGTACACCATTTGATGTGCTTTGATCTGAATTGCTGTGCAATACCCATGCACTGTTTCCTGCGTTACGCTTGTACAGTTTTGGATAATCACGCTCGTTTGCTAGTCCGTAACCACAGCTGGTTGTGTCAACCCATACATCACCAGCACTTGGTGAAGTTGGAGCACTTGTGCTATAAGTTGGTGTAACTCTTGAGTAACCACTATCAATTGTATATACGTCTAGTGCAGTTAGTGTGTCGTCAAACCAAAGTGTGCCAGTTGCCGCTGTACCTGTTGGTGCATCGTTCTGTGCAAATTTTGCTGTTTCGTCACTTAGGTCACCTGGGTTACCATCTGATTCAACTTCTAAAAATACCATTACTGCTTTTGTATTTGCTTGCATGTCAAGCAAGAAGTTGCCAGGTACAGCTGAAGTTGTTGTTAGTACAGTTGTGCTTGTACCGTCTTGTGGTACAAATTCGCCAATTGCGGCTGTACCGTCTGCCATTGTAGTTGAAACACCTTGTACAGTTTGTAGTGTCCAGCTACCTGTTCCACTGTGTCTGTACAGTTTTAGATCAATACCACCACCTGGTGATGTTGTTTTGATCCAAACGTCTCCGTTGCCTGGGCTTGCTGGTGCGCTGTAGTGCTCGTCCCAAGTTACTGTGTCTCCGTTTGACAAGTTGCCATCTGAGTCCAGTACTTCCCATGCACCGCCAATGCCAATAAAATATTCTAGTGACATTCTAGCGTCTTGGTCGCCATGTACAACAACTAGGAATGCACCGTTTACTACTGCGGCTGATGGTGTATATGCATCACCTTCTGCTTCTGCGGCTGTAGCGTCCAAGTTTACTTCGATTGTTGGTGTTTTTGTTTCCCATGCACCTGTGGTGCTGTTGTATTGGTTGATACCATACGAACTTGCGTTTGTGTCTAGCCAAATGCTGTTAGCAGTTGAGTATGCACTTGTTGGGGTTGTAGTTGTTGGAATAAGTTGTGATGTGTTTACATTCGCACGTTGAATGTAAGCACTACCGCCTTGTCCCAAAAAGCTGTATGCGGCTAGTAGTCCGTATTCGCTGGTTTCATCACCAACGACTGCGTTCCCACCGCTTTGTCTGAAGAACACGTCTCCAAAATTTTGTGTTAGTTCACGTTGTGAACCTACCAGTACTGGTGTACCTGCTGAAGCGGCTGTCGTCTTTGCGGCGACCGCGCCAGATGTACTACTAGTTGGATCTGCTTTGTCCTGTCCTGTGGCAACAAGAAATAGTGGAATAGTTCCTGTACCTGGGGCGGCATAAGCGGACTCATCGCTAATAGTAACCTCGACACCTGGTGATGAAAGTGTAGCCATTTGTTTGTCCTCTCGTGTAAGCATCTATGTTGCTTGATAGTAGTATTTATGTGGATCTGCTAAATATGCCTAAAAATAACCATTATATACGCATATAATTACTTGACAACCAAATGCAAATTTGTTACAATTATATCAACTACAACAGAGGTACCTATGGCTAAAAATATTGATTACAAGTTCAACGAAGCAAACTTGATAACAGAACTACAACAGTATGTTGACACAACATATGATGCACACTATAGCAAAAACAAATTTCAAGCCACTGAGTTTATCTTAGATGCAGGGCATGGAGAAGGCTTTTGCATTGGCAACATCATGAAGTACGCACAACGCTACGGAAAAAAAGATGGTTATAATAGGAAGGATCTACAGAAGGTTCTACACTATGCACTTATTGCACTGCATGTGCATGACACTAACCAATCGTGATATAGCCTAAACTACTTTCACCACTAGCATACATTCTAATATCTTGCTCCAGCTTTTCAATACTGGCTTGTGCATCTTGTCTCAGCACATCTGCGTTTAGGCTGGTGCCACCTTGTGGGCCAGCAATAGTATTGAACTTGCCACGTGCTTCTGCTAGCATTAGTTTGGCATGAGCCAGTGCATAGTCTCTGATCCATGGACCGCCATAGATATCGCTCAACAAACTTTCATCATCTACATGTTTGAACACTTTGAGATACACAGTTGTATCTGCTTTGACTTTTCTGTGTACAGTTAGTCTGTGTGTTCTACTGTCCCAAGTAAACAAATACTCGCTACCAAACAGTCTACCCAGTGTTTCTCTGTGTTGCTGTAGTGCATCAAACGTTGCTAGTCCACCTGCTCTACCACCTGCCAACAAATAACTGTTTAGGTATGCGGCTTCAAATGGTTCAAAGTCATTGCCACTGCTGGCATTGGTTCCACTTGTTCTTGTTAGAATATCTTGCACTTCAATGATTTCGTTTGGTAGTTGATAAAGTTGTGTGTCAATGATCAATGTAAGTTCTACATATGCTTCTTCAACACTGTTTTCACTGCGCTGTCTGTACTTTTCAAAGCCTTTTTTCATAGCCAAGTCATAGTGAACTGGATCGAGTTCAACGTCGACCATCTCTCCGCCTAAGCGAAGTTCAATTTCTTTGATTGCATCGTCTTTTAGTGCCATAATACTATTTACCTTGCTGGAAGTAGTCTGCTGTATACTTTAGCAGTTGTTTGATCTGTTTGCTGTTGGCAGGAAAACTGTTTCTAAATCTATCATAAACTGGCAGTTGCTTTCTATATGCTTCTGGATTGCGCAACACCTGTTCTGGGTTGTCCAAGTTTTTGATTTCGCCTGCTAGGTCACTGCCATATGCCATAAGCTCGTGTGGATCACGCAGGTAACTGCGCATTAGATCACGTGACGTACCGCCTTGTTTGACCTTGTCCAAACCTTTCATGTATCCACTACGATAGTTGGGCAACACTGTTTGATCCATTTTGTC